GAAGGTGAGCACGGCCCGCAGACGGTCAAGGTCGCGACCGTCGAGCACCTCCCCTCGGGCGCGCTGCTTCCGAGCGTCACCGAGAAGAAAGTGCCCGCGTCGCTCACGCTCCTCGCGGGCGAGAAGCGCAGCCGTCTCCCCGATGAGGTCGTCAAGATCGCGCAGGTGAAGGCGGCGATCGCGCGCGGCGAGCTGCGCGTCGTCGATCAGGCGAACGAGCCCCCGGTCGATGCGGCCGGAACGACTCGCTACGAGCGCGATGCGCAGAAGGAGCCGACGCGATGAGCACGAATCTACTCGCGAGCAAGATCACCTTCACCGAAGAGTCGCTTTCGGTCCGGCCGATCCAGGGGGCCGCGACGTCCGTCGTCGGCGCGATCGGACTCGCCGAGCGCGGGCCGATCGGCGTCGCGACACTCGTGAACTCCTTCGAGGAGTACGTGCAGATCTTCGGCAGCTTCGGCGCGAACTACGACCTCACGCTCGCGGCGCAAACGTTCTTCGACAACGGCGGCTCCACGCTTTGGGTCGTGCGCGTCGCGCACTACACCGACGTCACCGACGGCACGTCGACGACCGCGACGGCGGCGACCACGGCATCGATCATGGATACGGCGGGCACGCCCGCGGCGCGTGCCACGTTCGCAGGCAAGACGCCGGGCACGTACGCGGCGGGGCTCTCGGTCGTTGTCGACGTGGCGAGCAGCGGTCGCGCGAACGAGATGAACATCACCGTCATGCGCGCCGGTCGCGCGGTCGAGAATTTCCCGAACGTCTCGGCGCTCGTGACGGCGCCGAACTACTTCCTCACGATCGTGAACGGGACGTCGAACCTCATCAAGGCGACGGACGTGAACCCCGCGGGGACGACGGCGCTCGCGGCGGGGACGACGGCGCTCACCGGAGGGGGCGACGGGCTCGCCTCGCTCGCCGATGCCGACTTCATCGGCTCGCAGGCGGGCGGCACCGGGCTTCGTGCCTTCGACAAGGTGGACGACCTCACGGTGCTCATCGCGCCGGGCCGCGCGACCGCGGCGATGCACAACGCGATGATCTCCTATTGCGAGGGCGCGCGCTTCGGCAAGGTGTTCACCGTGCTCGACCCCCCGTCGGGACTCACCGCGCAGGGGATCAAGACGTACGTGAACACGACGGCGAGCATCAAGGAGCTTTCCGAGTTCGCGGCGATCTACTGGCCGCGCGTGCTCATCGCGAATCCGAACGCGGCGATCTACGGCAACACGCCGACGATCGCCATCCCCCCGAGCGGTGCCATCGCGGGGCTCTACGCGCGCAACGATGCGCGCCCCGGCGGCGTGTACGAGGCCCCCGCGGGCATCGACAACAACTACGGTGTCCTCTTCAACGTGCTCGGTCTCGAAACCGACGAGGTGCGCGACGAGACGAAGCGCGACATCGTGTTCCCCGAGCTGATCAATCCTATTGTCGGGATCAAGGGGCAGCCGATCCACCTCGACGGCGCGCGCACGCTCAAGTCGACGTCGAACTTCCCGACCATCGGCGAGCGGCGCGGCATGATCTTCATCGAGCGCTCGCTCGAAACGGGGCTCATGTTCGCCAAGCACCGCAAGATCAAGACGTCGACGCTGCAGCGCATGCAGCGCACGAGCGTCGCCTTCTTCCTCTCGCAGCTCCGTCTCGACGCGTTCGCGAGCGACGTGCCGAGCGAGGCGTTCACCGTGGACTTCGGCGCGGGCTTGAACCCCCCGAGCGAGAAGTTCGCGCGGCGCATCAACGGCCGTTTCGGCGTCGCGACGGCGAAGCCGGGCGAGTACATCGTGCTCCGTGCGGGGCAGGACACGCGCGCGCTCGAAGCCGAATTGAACAAGGCCACGGCCTGATCGGAGAACGACGATGCCCTTCGGAACCCCGCGCGCGTTTCACAAAAAGTTCAAGTTCGTCGTCGAGATCGACGGCGTGGCGAGTGCCCGCTTTCAGAAGTGCAGCGAGCTTTCGATCGAGCTGGCGAAAGTCGAATACTACGAGGGCGGCGCACTGCTCCCAAACAAGGGCATGGGGCGCGGCACCGTGGCCGACATCACGCTCGAACGCGGCGCGACCGACGATCCCGATCTCTGGAATTGGATGAAGCTCGCGATCGATCAGGTCTCGCAGCTCGGCGCGAAAGAGAACGACGTCAAGCGCACGCTCGATCTCGTGCAGCTCGATCGCGATGGCGAGGAGCTGCGGCGGTGGACGGTCCATGGCGCGTGGCCGACCAAGTTCGTCGCGGGCGATTGGGATAACGAGGCCGATGAGAACGTGATCGAGAAGCTCACGCTCGCGATCGACTCGTTCGATAAGACGCTCGGGTGACCCGCGCGCAAGGCGTGTGACGATACCGTCTTTGCTGGTGTCGTCACTCGCTCGCGCGTAGCGTGATCGCATGTCTACCATCACGTGCCCCTCGGGCATGGTCATCGACATTCGCGAACTCGCGGGGCGCGATGGCCGTTACCTCACGAATCCAAAGCTCGTGCGCGACAACGAGGTCGAAGACTTCGTCTTGAAGAGCTGCACCTCGCTCGTCGATCCCGGGCCGGCGTACGACGGCAAGTTCAAGGGCGACACAATCGACTGGCCGAAGGTGCTCGTCGGCGATCGCTCGTTCGCGTTCATCGCGATCCGCGAGGAGACGTTCCCGTCGAGCGACGAGCTTTTCTACTTCCGCGTCACGTGCGGCAACGGCGCGTGTCGTAACAGCGAGAAGCCGTTCGAGTGGGGCATCGACCTCGCAAAGTTCCTCGCCAAGAAGACGAGGCGGCTCACGCCCGAGGCTGCGGCGACGTTCGCCGAGTCGAACCGGTTCGAGGCGAGGATGCCGAGCACGAAGGACCCTCGCGCGTTTTGGTTCAAGCTCGGCACGGGCGAGGATCAGAAGCGCATGGCGATGTTCATCGAGCAGCGGAACGCGTCGAAGAAGAAGCACGACGACGCGAACCGCATGCTCGACGCGATCGTCGCCTCGATTGTCGAGATCGAGGGCGTGCCGAAGAACCGCGCGGCGATCGTCGAGTACCTCGAAGCGCTCAGCTTCCGAACGATCGACGCGCTCATCCCGCTCATCGAAGAGCCGAATTGCGGCGTCGAGACGACGCTCGTTGTGCGGTGTCCGAAGTGCGAGACGAGGCGGGAAATTGAACTCCCTTTCGGCCGGAGCTTCCTTCTTCCGAAATCCTCGAAGCGCTTGGAGGAGTCGAGCGCGGACGAGGTGGACGACGAGGGGGAAGCCGAGGACGAGATGGCGGCAACCGGCGAGTAGCGCCCTCTCTCATCCAAACCCTCTTTGGATTCTTCGATCTCGACGAGTGGCGCGAGGTGCTCTTCCAATGGGGCTACCGCGCCTCGGACGGTTCGGGGTTATCCTACGGCTACGAGGGATTGATGCAGATGCCGCTCGCGGACGTTTATTGGCTCATCGAGCGCATGGGCGAGGAGCGCGAGGCGAACGCGACTCGGCATCGGCGCGCGATCGATGAGGCTCAGAAGGGCCGGAAGCGGGCGGCCGGCTGATGGGGCTCAACAACCTCGGGCTCGGCTTCGTCTTCACCGCGAAGGATCTCGCGTCCGGCGTGATGCGCCACGTGAAGGATTCCTTCAACGAGGTCGAGGGCGCGTCGAAGGCGGCGAAGGCTGCCTTCGGCGGCGCCATGAAGCAATTCAGTATGGGACTCGGGATGATGGGCGCGGGCGCGGCCGGGCTCGCGATGCTCGCCCCCGCGGTCGAAGAAGCGACGGCGTTCTCGAAGGCGATCGCGGAGGTCGCGACCGAAGCAAATCTCGCCGTGTTCCCGCAAGAGGCGATGCGCAAAGTCGCGCTCGACATGTCGACGCAGTTTGCGCAGATGCCCGTCGACGAGGTCAAGGCGATGTACAAGGCGGTCGCCATGGGCGCCGACACCGCCGCGAAGGCGACGGGCATCCTCAGCGGCGCGAACCTGCTCGCAGTGGCCGGCGGGTCGAATCTCGAAACGACGATGCAGGCGATCGGCGGCGCGCTGAACGCCTACGGCGCGGACTTCGGCCAAGCAACCGACTACAGCGACATTTTCTTCACAGCGATGAAGGCCGGCAACATGCGGGTCGAGGATCTCGCAGGGTCGATCGGCCGCATCACGGCGACGGCGGCCGGGCTCGGCATCCCGCTCGATCAGATCTCGGCGGCGGTTGCCGTCATGACGAACAAGGGCGTCGAGGCATCCGAAGCCGTGTCAGGGCTACGCGGCGCGCTCGCGGGCGTCGTGCATCCGACGGCCGACGCGGAGAAGGAAGCGAAGAAGCTCGGCGTCACCTTCACGCAAGCGCACTTGCGCGAGGTTGGGCTGCAAAACTTCCTGCACGAGATCACGGGCAGCTCGAAGTTCACCGCGGATAGCCTCTCGCAGCTCTTCGGATCCGTTGAGGGTGGCAGCGCGATCCTGCAGGTGACGGCGGGCAATATGGCGATGTTCGACGCGAACATGAAGTCGATGGGCGATCGCGCGAATGCGACGCAAAAGGGCTTCGACATCATGTCGCAGACGCTCGACTTCCAAAACAAGGCATTCGCCGCGAACGTGTCCGCCGCGAAGGTGATGATCGGCAGCGCGCTCGAACCGATCGGGGTCGCGATCATGACGGTCGTGAATGCGGCGATCGTCGCCTTCACGAAGCTTCCGAAGCCGATCGTAAACTTCTTCACGCGGCTCTTCGCGGGCGTGTCCGTCATGCTCGTTCTCGTCGGCGCGTTCATCGCGGTCAAGGCGGTCATCGCGCTCGTGGGCATGGCGATGGGCGCGCTCGGCGTCACCATCGGTAGCCTCTTCGCGGCGATCTGGCCGATCGTGCTCGTGGTCGGCGCGCTCGCCCTCGCGGCTTACGGACTCAAGGCGGCTTACGACAAGAACATCGGCGGGATCGGCGACAAGTTCCGCGCGATGTACGACGTCGTCGCGCTCGCCGTGAAGGCGATCGGGCAGCTCTTCGACGAGGGGGGCTTCTCGGGCGACGTGCTCAAGGATCTCAACAAGGGGCACCAAGGGGTCAAGGCGTTCGCGATCAACGTGTATGTTGCATTCAAGCGCATACAGCATTTCTTCGAGATGATCGGCGAGGGCTTCGACACGGCGATGCGCGCTGCGCAGCCGACGATCGACGCGTTCAGCGGCGCGCTCAAGAAGCTCGGCGAGGCGTTCGGCGAGTCATCGGTCGAGGGGCCCGAGCAATCGCTCAGCACATGGGAGCGGTTCGGCCGCGCGGGCGCGCGCGTGGGCAAGGCGATCGTGTGGCTCTTCGAGAAGGTGATGAACATCGTGACCGCGGTGATCGACATCGTCACCGGCATCGTCGAAGGCTTCCGCTCGTGGAACGGGATCACGGACGTGCTCATGGGCGCCTTCTCGGCGCTCGGCGACGCGCTCGCGAACGTCTTCGATCAATTCTACTCGGGCAACGCCGCAGCCAAGGAGGGCACTTCGATCTGGCAGGTCATCGGGGACGTGATCGGGTGGGTCGTCGGCGGCATTGTTTGGGCGATCGCGATCGTCGTCGCCGCGGTCACGCTCGTCATCGAAGTGATCTCGGGCGTGATCGGCTTTGTCCGCTCGCTCTTCTCGGGACTCATGGACTTCTTCATGGGCTTCGGCGAGATCATCGACGGGCTTCTCACCGGCGACATGGGCAAGGTGTGGCAGGGCTTCAAGCTCATGATCTTCGGCGTGCTCGACGCGATCGTCGGCATGGTGCTCGAAACGGTCGGCGTCATCGCGGGCGCGGTCGATGCGCTCGCGGCGGTCTTCGGCAAGAAACTCGGCGCGCAGGAAGCGATCCAGGGCTTCAAGCACGAGCTACACAACGCGATGGGGGAGGGCTTCGGCGTGCTCGACGTGACGGGCAAGCAGGGCATCACGGTCACGCACGTCGTCGCGCCCCCGGCAGCGACCGCGGGCCCGCCGGTGCTCGCGAAGCCGGGGGAGACGGGTTACTCGCCGACCATCGCAAACGCCACCATGACACCTCCGCCCGACCCCGCGAAAGACCCGTGGGGAGGCGCGGCCGTCGTGAATCTCATGCTCGACGGCGACAAGGTCGGGCAGGCGCTCGTGAAGCGCAATCAATCGGACGCGCACCGCTCCTACTCTGGGGGATCGCCGATCCCGGGCGTTTGAGGTGATAGCGATGCCCTTCCTCGATGCCTCGCAGCTAAAGCAAGTTCGGCAGTCAGATCAGTCGGCGGGCTACGGGCGCCCGCTCGAAGTGATGACGATCACGAACCTCGTCACGCACGAGACGATGGAGGCGCAATTCAACCCGAGCGAGCTGCAAGAGCAGCTCGCGGTCAACTTCACGGACCTAG